CATACGAGTGTTCTAGATGATGGTCAGAAACAAATTGTTTAATCGCCGTAAAATTATGAATATTTAATGCACTAACTGTGGTCCAGGTGTTTAAGTCTACGCCAGGCATATTTTTATACGTTATAAGATTTTTATAAAACTTGTCCCATTTAATGGGCCAACGTACAAAATCGTGTGTTTCCTCTATGCCATCTAGGCTTACTGTAACAACGACTTTAATACCACGATTGGTCAAGTGTTCAATTTCTTCAATTACAATTGAACAATTTGTATTAATCCGCACTTCTTTAACATTTGGTGGTAAATTACGCAATACCTCAAGATAATTTTTACTGGCACTGGGTTCACCACCATTGATGTCCAACTTGACAATACGCCCAATTGGCAATTGCCAAAAACGATTTGTATTGTCCACTATGGGGTACATCTTGGAAGTTAGGCTACCAATCTTGGTGCTATGATTTTCGTCGCAGGACAAACACCCACTATTGCAGATATTGTCCAGTACTCCACCAACAATCAAGTAATCTCGTCGTGTTTGTTGTTGATGAAATCTAATAGTATGTACACGTATACTGTCTTGCTCTAGTGCTTCAGTTTCTTTACAGCGTATACACTCTGTGGGCCATGGTAATTGTTTTGCTTTGTATAGCCATTCGCTGTTTTCCATCTCCAACAACGAATTAAACTCTGGTGCATTAACCATATGACCACACCGGCTAACAGTACCGTTGGGATTAAATCTTACAAAGTGATTTAAACGAGGACATTGCATAGGTTAATTGAACGTTGTACTACTTCTTGATAAACCGCAGGATACTCCTGTTTGATTGTTTCAATAATTTCGCCAAATGTCACTGTTTGTCCTAGTAGTGTTTCAGTCAACACTTTATCTATTTGAAGATAAAATTGTACCTTGGGATCATACAATCGATTATATGAAATCTTATTATGATTTAAATTTTCGTGTAAATTAGTTACTGTATGTAATTCAGATACAGGATTAATTTTTATTTTTGCTGACGTGAATCTACGAAGATTTACCAGCCAGTGGAATTGTGGGCAAAAATGTCTGTTTAAAAACAGATAATTATTAATTACCCATAACAAAGTTTCTTTATTGTGAATGGGAGTATTGTGATGTAACCACGTGGTCACACCAGATTGAAATCTGTCAAAAGGGTCTCTAACAAATATTTCCACCAGGTCCAAGGATGGCAATTCTGTGGTATCTAATGTTCTAAATCCAGAATTGTATAAACTGCTGCTGCCATTTTTATATATTGGATAAATGTACCGCTGCGGAGCAACTTCTAGTACTTCGCAGCGGTCCGGGAAAATAATGTTATCTAATTGCGATAACATCTGTTACGACCTTATTTTGCGCGATTACGAATCATCGCTAGGATATCTTCAGCCTTTTGACTGGACGGTTTAGCGGTTACTGGTGCAGTAGCAACTGGTGCATCATCCCCATCGTCAGTGTCAAACGGAGCAGTTTCCGCTGGTGCAGGTGCCGTTACCACGGCCGCGGTCGGTTGCGCCGCGGCGGCCGTCCGGTTATCATCATCTCCACCTTTGTTCTGAAAGCCGCTAGGCTTATAATACTGTCCCCAACGATCTGGGTCGTATGCCTGTCCATCTACACTTGCCTCAAACATTTCTTTGAGTACTTTAAGTTCAACATCACCAGGCCTCTTGGGTAAAAAGTCTGCTAGGTTATGTAAACCATGTGTGTCGATTGCTGCTTGCTCTTGTGCTGTTAGTGCAGTCTCTTTGCGGCTCCACTTGCTAGTGCTGTAGTCTGCATAACCACCTTTACTGGTCTTGGTAACAGTAAAATCCAAGCCAGCAGTGTAATCAGTGGGCATACTTTCTAATTCTGGATCCATTAGTGCAGACTTGATTAAATTAAAAATCTGCGGGCTGATTGCAAACCGGCGTATTGGATTTTCTGGTGTTTTGTCATCCGACAGTGGATTATCTTTTACAAAGCCCTGGAACAAGTAACTTTTCTTCTTCCAATACTTACGACCCATTTCCTCAAGACTTGGATCTTTAAACCATGTACGCACTTCTGCCAGGATTGGGCAAGCCTCTCCATACATCTCCACGCATGGTACTTGTACTACTACAGGTTTACTGTCTGATTGACCTTTAATACCTGCAAACGGTAGTCGAATCATCAAACGTTCAACCCAGAAAAAGTCATTCTTGGGATTTGCGTCTGGTAAGAATCGAATTTTTGCACTAGTGCCTTCTGGAATGTTCCAGTGTGCATAGATGGCGTTGTCTCCGCCCTGTGATGAACCGCTTTGACCACGGTTGTCTTGCGCCTGTAATTTTGCGCGAATTTCTGCTAATGATGTTGCCATAATGTTTTCTCCTTAAGATGGTCTTAGAATGTGCCTAGATACATAATTGCACCGTGCAATTATATAACAAATATATTTATACTACAATGAAAAATTAATTATTTTTTAGAAAGACCACTGAGCCATTTTAACATGGCAATGTCTTCATTTACTACTGGTGCATCTGCAGTACTGGCACCAGTTGGTTGTGGTGCAGGTTGTGGTGAAACTGGCAGCGGCTGAGTTGATGCATTTTGATTTTGCATGTTGGTCAATATTGCTTTGGCCAATACTGTTTCACCATTGGACATCAACCAACCCAGAACTAGTTGTCTGGCATCAGCATCCGGTCCCTGACTTCTGGATAATTTATATAGTGCATTTTTAAGCTCATCGCTGTCCAGGAAATGAATTTCATCCAGTGCAGCCATGGCGTCGACACCGTCAACACCAGTACGTATCGGTGTTTGGGCTAAATCGATCAGGTCTTGTTCATCCTGGTCATCGGAATCCGAATCCCAAGTTTCTTCAGTGATACCAGTTGCCCAGGATTCAAATTCTGTTGTCATAGGACTGTCCATTTTTTGACGATGTTTATATGCACGGAACACGTAAGGTAGTGCTTCGTTAAATCTATCGTCGTAGATTTTTTTAACAAAACGTTCACGTAGTGAATCCACATCGATATTTTCTTCTTCTAGATTAGACTCTTGAGTAATCATACTCATTAGCATTTCGTGACCTTTACGGCCTTGGAGTCTTTTTAAATGATCTCTAACTTCGTTATAACGATAAACTGCTGCTTCTACCATTCCGGTAGTTTCCTGATCTTCAAATGTACGATTACGCATACTACGAACAAAATGACGCATACTGGCCATTTCCTTGACCATTTCGTTAATTAAATCGCTGCCTTCGTCACCAAATCGACCACCGTGTCTTAGATGATTGGCTGTGGCGCGGGCACCGTGTAGATTGGTATGGTCCAAAAGGAAACGCTCACCCACTGGAGTTTCAACAAATACATGTTCAATTTGTCTGCCGCGGGCACCGTGACGATCAGGATCAATTTGATCACGATGTTTAATAATTAGTTTATGTGTGCCAACGTCGCCAAAACTTACATGTTTGTTATTGCCGTGACCGTATAAACGACTTTCGGCTATGGCTAATTCATCTTTGTCGTAGGTGCTGTCTGAGTTGCTCTGTTGCTTGATATCGCGAAGATCTAGATTGCTGCGATTGATATCTCTAACGTCAAACTGTAACATGTTTCTACGGGCGAACTTTCTTAATGCTCTTAAAAATCTGTGCCATTCAGATTCTTGCTCTTCATCAAGTCCTTGAGTAATGTTGGAGCTATAGTACACTCTTAACGAATCTTCGTCTATTAAACTTAGGGTAACATTTCCAAAATTTTCTCCGGATTCGCTAACATAATCAAAGTTAAGGAATCGAGCTTTTTCTGGATCTGTAATACGTTGGGCTTTATCGTCGCCCAGATTGACTCGATCAAATCTTGATCTGATCTTATTGAAGAGTTCTTCGGAAATTTTATCTAATTCACGCATAATGTATTATTTATGGTCGAAATTCATAAAGTATGTATAACTGCTTAACCGCCAGTGATCACTGGGTATTTCGTTCAGCATACCGTGCCATTGTTCTGGACCATTTATCATGATATAACCTGTATTCATCCGATATGGAACACTGTATCTCACATTTTCGCCCTGATCGTCGTGATAAAATACTGTTCCTAGCTGAGATTCTGCAGACTCAGACAGATATATCTGCATGGCTAACTTGGGGGTAAGATTTCTTTCTGCTCCGTCCAGATGTACTGGGCAATGGAAACCCTGAAAGTCTAACCAAAAACTGCTCCAGCATCTTTTGTCATAAAAGCTGATACGCAGATGTTGTTCGATCATGGACAGACAAGAATTATAAACTTGGTCTACTTGGTTTAAAATACTGATGTCTTGGACCAATAACCGACGACGATTGAAATCTGCTTGCATTTCTTGGGAATCCCAGGGATAATCGTAAAACTTTTCCTTTGTTACTAGCTCTAGTAGATCTTCAGGAAGTATGTCCTCTACCAGAAACAAATCCAGTCCATCATCAACAGCAGTTATTTTCATATCATTATAAACGGCATGGGTGCTATGTAATCATCCAGACTATCTCTGAGTTGTTCATCTAACTTAGAATCATAATTTTGTAATGCTTGTGTTATTCGTAATGTCAACAATGTTGCTGAAACTAAATCGTCAGTTTCACCAATTTTGGCTGCAAAACCAGTACCATGAGCAACAAAAGTTTTTAACTCACTAATTAAATTTTTACTGTTAATGGTTATCTTTTTATTTTCAATAAGATTTTTTAACTTGGCACAAACTGCAATTTTAGACTTGTTGGTTGTGGTAAAACCTTTACGATGAATTCTGGATTGACCTATTTTATGTGGTTGACTCAAAAACGTACCTTTGATGTTTTCTTCACCAACTTGTTCTATTACCACCAGGGCAGCTTCGCCCAGGGTGTTATTTTCTACACTGTAATAGATATCGTTTTGTGTGCCAATTGTGTCATACAAATACTCACATATCTCTTTAAGAATAGCAATTTGCCTTTGTATCGGTGTTTTATTGTGTTGCCATTCGCCAACCTGAAGCATGGTGGGTAATTCGAATATCTGTATAGCAGCCGGATCGCCGCCTGTTCCAAGACTGGGGTCTAAACCAAGAACATAAGTTTTTCCACGTTGTGGTTTTCTATACCAGCGCACTTGCCCTTGTCGTTCGATTGGTTCCGAACCCTCGAGTTCAGACAGTTTAATGCTGTCGATCAGAGTTTCATCATAAATCAAGAACTCGCATCCGTGTTCGCGTCTAAAACGCTCTTCACCAATGCGGCCCATTTCTTCCTGTTTCCAGGTTTCGTCACGGTCCGGATGTTCGTCCCAGCGACTCTGATAAGCTTTGAATCCATTAATGCCAATTTTGGTAGGATTACCAAAACTGTCCACACATTTGTTGGCCTGTTTCCATATATGAGCAAACTGATCTTCGTCACTGTTTGGTGTGCTAGTAATAATAGCTTTACCGCCGGTGCTCAGTGTGGGCGATATACTGGTCCAGAATTCTTTGGCAATTGTGGGACGAACGAATGCAAACTCATCGCAGTAGAGTAGTGTAATACTCATACCACGACCAGTTGTTTCTGTGGTTGTTTGTGATACTATTCTGGATCCGTTTTCAAATTCAATTGATCCTTTGTTATAACTGGTAACACCGGCACGTATAAAGTCCGGACATAATTCATAGGCATAGCGTACACGTTGCATAATCTCTTGTGCGCCAGTGTACTTGTGTGCAGCAATAAGTATTGTTGAGTCAGGTTGGAACATCGCAAACCACAATAGGTAACCGGCAGCACTTGTTGTCTTACCTGTTTGTCTGGGCATTAAACTAATGCTAAATCTATTGAAATGATAAGAATCTATAAGACGTTTTTGATATTCAAATGGATGATACAACATTTTTCCTCGAGTGGGGTGTTGTATATAAAAGTAGTTGTCCATGAAATGCCTAGGCCCATCCACTGGATCTGCACATTTGACAAATTCTGTAATTTCCTCTTCAGTAAAGTTGACTTTCTGATAAGGACTCTTTATAATCGTAGTTTCAATTGGTCTTTTTTGTTTTTCCATATTAATTACTTATGTATTACGTTATCAAGAAAGTTTATTTTGAACACTTTGCTTTTGAACAAAGATTATACACCAATTAGTGTACTTCCACTAAGTGTTATACATTGGCAACATGCTATTAAACTTATGTACCTGGGACGTATTCAGGTTATTGAAACTTACCCGGACTGGATCATACACAGTGAAAAACTTGCTATAAATGTGCCTAGTGTGGCTATGACTCGAGAATACTTTAACTTTAAACGTCGGGTAAACTTTACACGTTACAACATGTATCTACGTGATCTATATCAATGTCAATATTGCGAAGATACATTTGATTTTGATGACTTGACTATTGATCATGTTGTTCCTGTAAGTCAGGGTGGTAAGACAGAATGGACCAACTGTGTGACCAGTTGCAAAGCCTGTAATTGGGCTAAAGCAGACAAGGCTGTTATGCAACCCACACGCAAACCATATCGACCGGATTATTGGGCACTGGCTGCTGCCTGGAAGCATAGTCCATTTAGAGTTCGAGATCCCAAGTGGAATCAATACTTGGGTAGAGATCGGGCTGCTGCTTAGATTGGCTGTTCGCCTGTCAGGTAGGGTTTTGAAAACCAGAGTTTGAACCATTCTTCAGTACCCGGGCGAATATCATGTTTTTTCATGAGTTCGCCCTTTTCATTTCCAGTCACTGAGATGTTACTACCAGCAAAGCCCTTGTACTCCTGCATTACCGCACGATTACCAATACCGGCCAATAGTTTGAGCTGTTGTATATCGTCCATTAGTGTTCTCCGTAAGGCACTACTGGACGATCATCGTCGGGCGTGTCAGGACCGATCAGTTGCACCATGACTGTTTGGCATCACCGTAGTATTCTCTAGCAAAACCGTTGGCAATCAATTGAGCACGTAGACTCTTGCCGTTCAGAATGATGTCGCCCAATACACGACCACCAAACTTGTCCCACCCGTATAAAATAACTTGTCGCTGTTGGCTGGCATTAATGAGTCCTTTAGTGAAAACGCTGGCAGCTTCTCCACGCTGCTTTTCGCTATCGCATTGGCCACGGAATCCTTTTTCTGGTGTGTCAACTCCATAGATTCTAACAGCAAGTTCGGGCTTGAGGGGTGCAGGTAGAAAGGGTGCGGCAATAACAACTGTATCGCCATCTGTTACTCTGATAATTTGTGCGTCATATGTAACGCCTTGTGGTGCTTTTTGTGCAAATACAAATACGGGTGCTAATAATAGAATTGCTAATAGTTTTTTCATTGATTTTCCTTGTTAATTTTTTTACCAGGCTCTACATGACCAATATCTAGCACTTGTACGTGGACCTGGATTCTCGCAACGGTGTCTTGCTCTAAAACTTTTACGACGTTTGGGGTTTGACTTTTTAATCTTCATGTTGGGATCACCAAAGTTAACTTTAACTACGTTACCTTTTGCGTTCTTGACATAAACTTTTGATTTTTTAACGTCACCTTGCATGGGCTTGCCGAGAGGAACATTACGACCTTGATATTCTGCTTCATCAATATCTCTGTTGTTACTGCCGTGTATGGGACTTGTACTATCATTGGCAACCGGCATGTTTGAATCTTCAGTCAAGTATCCAACATGCATTAATATTCGCATTGTTTCGTCATCTGCTTCAATAACTATACCATCTTCAACAATATCAACAACTGTGGTTTCAATTACAAGTTCTTCCCTAGCAATTTCTAAATCAAAATAATCACCTATGCTAGGATCATCGTATGACTCTTCTACCTGTTCGATATATTCTCTTAGAGTTTTCATCGCTTGGTTCCTGGTGCTGGTGCTGCTTGTGTTGCGCCCGGAATTCGTATATTTAATGCTGACTGCGTTGTCGTTTTTGGTGTCGGTGATGCTCCTGTACCTGTTGGTGCTGCTGGTCCTGCTCCTTGAGTCTTAAGGGCGCCTGCAAGTCCTGATTGACGGGATGTTTGTGTTCCTTGTACCGGGAATCCACTGGCTCCTGTACCTGTTGGTGCTGCTGGTCCTGCTCCTTGAGTCTTAAGGGCGCCTGCAAGTCCTGATTGTGCTGGTTTGCCCGTTGTAGGAGATTGGGTAGGGGCCGGAGCACTATCAGCTGGCGGCATTGTTGCACCTTTTGGAGGTGTAACCATCTTGCCAGTTTTTTCATCCTGATATGGTTGTTCAGCTTTTAGCACATCGGTCATTTCTTCACGTACCAGGATGCTGTCCAATAGTGATGCTAGTTCTTCATCTAACTCCATGGCCATGGGGTTATCGCTATTGCGATAACTGTGCTTGTATTGTTGTTTTTCACGATTCAGATCGTCGCCTTGACGAATAATACTGTCCACAGTTTGATATTCTTCTTCTGGTTCATTGGCGTATTCTT